CCAATTTCCTAGTAAACAAATAGCAGCCGATCAGAAAACAGCGTTTTACACAGACCACCTTTACATCAGTTTTCACATCATGGGAGGCGTTGACCAGGTACTCACAAACTTTGCCTGGTCGTTCATGTTTACAATGCAGAGCAAAAAAGTGCCAGTTTTGACTCATACTATGGGTATATTGGCAGAATCTCACAATGCTATGTGTGCCCTGGTTATGTCAAACGGGCATATGAACACCCTTGCGAACCTTCGAGGTAACACATTTCCGATGTGGAGGTATGGTGGAATCGTTGGAGAACACATGGTTGATCCACAATCAGCAGGAAGTTTCTTCCTCGAAATCAATACTCTTGACAATGAACTGATGCAAACTGCACCAGCGATTCGTGCTTCAGTAAAAGACGCACGAACAATGTCTGCATTTGATGAACCCCAAGGCCGTCGATTTCCTGAGTGGATATTGATGGGACTTAACGCAGGATTAGTTTCAGGTGCAGTTCGAGATCAATGGCCTCCAATTAAACACGCAGATAACGGAAACGTAAGAATGTTCTAAGGTGATAATATGCAAGAAGAAACCCCAATTGAAGAAAAGAAAACCCCAACTACAAAATTTGCCGAATGGCTCATGGCTCGTGCTGAGAAAAAAGAAGCAAAAGAAACATCTTTGGAATCTTTGATGAAGTTTAACGTCTTTCTTTCAATTGCTACATTGGTCTCGGTTGCTGGAGCAACTGTGGCAGACTATGTTTTGATGGCTTGGCTTTGGATCTGAATAACCAGGTAATTACCAGGTAAATACCCTGGTCAAACCTTGTAGTTCTTCAAACTCTCATAAAGACTCAGTGACTCTTTTAGAGTCATGACAACAATTGTCATTGATGGATCATCCTCAAGTTTCTTGATGAGTTGATTGAGAATATATGCAGGTGTGTAATCATCGATATCAAATGATTCACTCAATCGACTTTCACAACTTTTGGCAATCCAAGCACTCCTAGAGTCAATGTAACTGAGTTTGTCATCAATCCGAGCCAGGAGAGAAGCAGGAAGCGTTATTCCGATAGCCTTCGATGGGTCAGTGCTTCTTCTTCTGCTCATTCTTCTTCCTCCAATGGTAGTTTGGTTTGATAGTAACAATTGTCAATGCATTTGAACTTCATGTTCATCGACAATACGATGTCATGAATTCGTTGTTGATTCAGATCGTAATCTGGAGTTCTGAAATACATTAGTCCAGATGCTTCTTCGAGAAGTTCGATGACTGGAAGAAATGCTTTCTTGTAACAATCGCAACTCATCGTTGACACCTCTGGCATTGCGATATGAATCTAAAATCGATGACACATTCATATCCAAACTTCTTCTGATCGTGAAATATTCTTCCGTGATTGCAGAGTTCCACTTCTCCGCATGTGTTACATACGACGCACATGATTGTCCCACTATCATATAGTATAAGAATCAATATGATTGATTACTTCTATTCGATTCGATTTTGTAGCGTAGGTGTAGAGCAGTACAGCATATTTACCGCTACAGCAAGCGTAGGTTAATGATTCCAGTGTAAGAACTAATAGATATACATAGAACACTATCATTATAGGATATCAACTCTGAGGAAGGTTTGGAGGAGAAGGACTAGTCTGGCGCACATTAACCGCATGCCTTCTCCTCCACCCCAAAAAAAAGAGATGATTTAACATGGCTAAGGGAAGCAGAGACGTAATTTTAAGAGATCGACTACAATTTGATGTAGCAGCCGGAACAGGAAATGTTTCACTGGTTTATGGCCGTGTTGACCTTTCAGACTACGTTTCGATTGTAAAAAACGAAGGATTGGCTATTAAAGAGATTAGATTTCAATTCCGTGATCCTAACACAACTCTTCCATTCCCTACTTGGATGGGTACAGAAGATCCTAATGGACTATCCACACTCGCAGTCAATGAATCTTCGATTCGAGTTTTTGCTACAACAACCGCTTACGAACTTGCTCAAGATGTAGGAATTGCATCACCTAACGTCATTTGTATGTATGAGCGTATCTCTGATGCTTCTATTACTGGAACTGCACCAAATGCCAGTTTTGCTACACAATCATTCAATGACCACTTTTACGGAACTCCTGACCTTCACCCTGAAGGCTATGATGTTGTAACCGACTTATTGATTGGAGTTACTGCTAACGGATTGCTAAACACTCGACTTGCTGGTAATACCATGGAACTCGACATCATGATTATTGCAGAACCTAAGAAAATTACTTCTAAGGATTTAACTCAAATGCTCACACAGGCTCAAGACCTCTGAGGAGGTTTTTGAATGCCTAGAAAGAGAACAAAAGAAGAAGCCTTGGAACGTCTATTTGATGTTCCTGACGTACCGCTAAAAGGTAAGTTAGGGGCCATCAATAAAGCGGCTCGAATTGGTGCGGCTGGACTTATTATGCTCGACCCATTAAACCGACTAGCCGATGAAGTCACCGTCGTACCATACGACATGATCGCAATACCTGCACACGAGTACTTTAGACTAAACTCTGATCCTACATTTCAGATTTACATACGCGGTGGAGAAACCATCATGCCTACTGGGGGTAATGTTCGAGATGTTCAGGAAGTAGTCGAAACTATGGCTGTAGAGGACACACCCAAGCCTAAGAAGCGTAAGACTGCTCGTCAAGTTGCTTATTCTAAGGCTTTCAAGAGAATTGCACCTAAGTACAAACTAAAGAACGGTACGTGGAAAAAAGACGGTTTCAAGCGTTGTGTTAAGGAAGCGCATAGACTCGCTGGAGGGAAGAAGTAATGGCAATCAACATAATCAAAGAAACAATAGAACTTGATTCAGTTACTTGCGACGGAAATGGAAACGCATTCCTACAGAAGCGAATCAATCTGCAAAGTGGCATGATCCACAACTTACTCCAAACAGATATCTTCGAAGATGCTTATTTTGCGTCGGATAGTGTATCCGTAAGATTCGAAGCAGCAGTTTCTCCATATCCAATAATCCCAACAGATATGCCTTTTATTCAATCTGCTACCGTTTACAAAAACCGATACCCATCTGCTGGCGATGACTCAGTTTTATTCAAGGTCAATGGCATTGTTGGAGACAATACACCTACCGAATTTAACCAATTTCCTAGTAAACAAATAGCAGCCGATCAGAAAACAGCGTTTTACACAGACCACCTTTACATCAGTTTTCACATCATGGGAGGCGTTGACCAGGT